GCTGGCAGCGGAGCTTGACCACCTGCCTAAGCCCAAGGGGCGCCCTGTGGCGTCGATCGGCGCCGAACACCGGAACGAACGCTTGCGCCGGGAGTACCAGGATATGCGAGCCCGCGGCGTGTCGCAGCGCGAGGCGTTAGCCGAGCTGACACGCGAGGTGCAGGCGGACGGCGAGCCCGTTAGCGAAGAAGCGGTTAAGAAGTGGGTGCAAGGCGATGGTTCGCCTTGAACTTTCAAGGGGCGACTTGAACTTACTCAGACCCCTAAGCCCCTGATATACCTATATAATATAATAAATTCAAGAAATTCAAAAAGTTCAACGTGAGCAGGGTACACCCATCCCCCTGCCCCTCTCTCCGGGTCTGTGTTGAACTTTTTGAATTTCTTGAATTTGCTCCAAAACCGGCGGTTCGCGCGGCTTTTGGCTTCTGAGAAAGTTCAAATGCCCGTTTGAAGTTCTTTGAACTTTCTCAGAACCGCCCGAACCGTGGGCATCGTCGCGTCGACAGTATCAGGTGCGCCGAACGTAAGCAACCTGCCCGCGTCCAGGTAAAAAAACCGGGCGATTTGTTTCTACTGAATGGCGCGCTTCTCTCACCCAATGTTGTCTCTGTCAAAGACACAGACTGACGGAGACACCCATGAAGCAAGACAATCGCCTACTAAAAGACTTTGTGACCAAGCAAGAGGTCGCGCAGATGTTCGGCGTCACCACGCGGACTGTCGACCGCTGGGTGCGTCTGCGCCAGATCCCCGCCCCGCTCAAGATCGGCCGCCAGCGTCTTTGGCACCTGCCGACCGTCGAAAAGCTGCTGGCGGAGGAAGCGGCATGAGCGCGCCCACAAACGCAATTTCGGAAGCGTCTTCCGAAAACACGCGTGGTCGCCCGCCCGTCATGTCGCAGAAGGACCGCGAAATGGTGCACGCGGTCGCACCACACGTTCGCAGCGAACGCGGCAAGCAGAACGTCTTTTATTGGACGCGAGCGGTCGACGCCCTCATTGATGACGACCGTTTTGCTTGGCTGTGCAGCCGCAACACGGCCAGCACCGGCGCCTGGAAAACTAGCATCCTGGCAGAGCTAGGCCGTTTTCAAGATGAAGACGATATCCGCTTTCTAGCGCAGCGTATCTGTACCGAACGCATGAAAACAAAAGATGCCGTTCGATACCTTCAGCAGATTCGGGCGCTCGTAAAGCGAGATGCTGGGGGTGCGGCATGACGCACTTCCCGAACCAGCGCATCCGTAACGAGTTACTGCGCGCGGTGAACCAAGCCGCGGTGCTCGACTACATCGCCCGCAACGCCGAGGAACACCCGCCCGAAAGCGACGTGCTGCAGGGCGTGTCCGAGGCGCTGCAAGAAGCTCTGTCCGAGCTGCTGGCATGCGAGCTTGAGCGGGAGGGCAGCGACGATGGCCGCGAGTAGCGTAAGCCAAGCTGCGATTGAACATCTATTTGAACTGATCGTCGAAGCCGGCCCGGCAGGCATATCGGCAACGCTGATCGGGCGCCGCACACAAGATACCATAAGCCGGAAGGATCGCAGCGCCGCGCTGCGCCGGCTGCGCGAACAGGGCCGCATCGAGTGCTTCAAGCGGCCAAGCCGTACCAAGCCCACGACGATCTATTGCGTGGCTGGCGAGCAGAGCTGCGGCACCTGCCGGTTCTGGATCGGCGGCAAGTGCCGGCGGTATCCGCCCGTGCCCTACTGGCCGAAGATGGGCGGGGACGAATGGTGCGGCGAGTATCAGGCGGCGGGGTTGGCGCGTGGTGACAGGTAAGATGAAGCAACGCGCCGGCCGGGCTCGCTCACATTTGGTCCCAATATCTGAAACCGCGCACAGCCGCAGGATCGCCCGCCAACTTTTCTTTGTTCATTACACCACGGGGTTCCCGCGATGAACGACGCGCAGAAGGCTATCCGGTTCCTCGAAAGCCTGCAAATCCCCGAGGGGCCGAACGCCGGCAAGCGCCTCAAGCTGGCCGGCTTCCAAAAGCGGTTCGTGCGCGGCGCGCTCAAGCGGTCGACGGCGGTGGGCGTGCTGTCGATCGGGCGCGGTAACGCCAAGTCCGCGCTGTCCGCCGGGCTCGGGCTGGGCGCGTTGCTTGGCGAGTGGGACGCGCAGCCCCGCCGGGAAATCATCGTCGCCGCGCGGACGCGGGACCAGGCGGGCATCATCGTTGACTTCGTGCGCGGCTTCCTGCTGTCGCTGCCCGAAGAGGTCCAGGAGCAGATGATCTACCGCCGCAACCCGCGGCTCGAGCTGGAATACCAGGGCGACGGCGGCGGGCATATCCTGCGCGGCATCGCAGCGGACGCCAAGAACGCGCTAGGCGGCTCGCCAACCCTCGCGATCATGGACGAAAGAGGCCACTGGCCGCGTGACAAAGGCGACGATCTTGAAAACGCCCTGCTGTCCGGTCTCGGCAAGCGCGGCGGCAAGGCGCTGATCATCAGCACGTCCGCGAGCGACGACACGCACCCGTTCAGTCAGTGGATCGACGCGCCGCCGCCGCACACCTACGTCCAGGAGCATCGCCCGGAACCGGGGCTGCCAGCCGACGATATGGCGTCGATCCTGCAGGCCAACCCCGGCGCCAAGGCCGGCATCGGCAGTTCGCCCAAATGGCTGCAGGCGCAGGCGCAGCGTGCAATCGCGCGGGGCGGCAACGCGCTCGCCAGCTACCGGCTTTACAACCGGAATGAGCGCGTGTCCGGCGAAACCCGCGACGTGCTGCTGTCGGTAGACGACTGGCTCGGCTGCGAGGTCTCCGACCTGCCCCCGCGCGAAGGCGGCGCCGTCGTGGGCGTCGACCTGGGCGGCTCGGCGTCTATGAGCGCGGCCGTCGCCTACTGGCCGAACACGACGCGCATGGAAGCCTTCGGCGCGTTTCCGAAGCATCCGACCCTCGAGGACCGCGGACAGGCGGACGCCGTGGGGCGGCGGTACGTTGAGATGCAGGAACGCGGCGAGCTGGTCACGCTGGGCGATCGCGTGGTCCCGGCTGCTGAGTTCCTGCAGGAGATCATGCGCCGGCTGGACGGGGCGCCAGTTCAGTGCTTCGTCGCGGACCGCTACCGGCAGTCGGAGTTCGAGGAAGCCCTTGCCGCGGCCGGGTTGCGTGTCCCGGTCCAGTGGCGCGGACAGGGCTTCCGTGACGGCGGCGAGGATACCGAGCGATTCCGGCAGGCGGCGTTCGACGGGCAGATAGCCGTCAAGCCGTCCCTGCTGCTGCGCAGCGCCATGAGCGAGGCCGCGACGGTCTCGGATGACGCCGGCAACCGGAAGATCACCAAGGCGCGCAGCGCCGGCCGGATCGACGCCGCGGCGGCGGCAACGCTGGCCGTGGCCGAAGGGTTGCGCCAGCGCGCCCGGCCCCGGCAGCCGTCGCGGATGGTGTGGGCATGACCAACAGACCCGGCCGCTGGGCGCTACGCGACCCGCGCTGGCCTGCGCTCCGGCTGCAGGCGCTTCGCCGGGACGGCTGGGCGTGCGTCAAGTGCGGCGCGCGCGGGCGGCTTGAGGTCGACCATATCCAGCGCGTCGAGGCCCGGCCCGATTTGGCGTTCAGCCTGGACAACACGCAATCGTTATGCGGCACCTGCCATAATGCCAAGACGCGCCGGGAGCTGGGGCAGTCGCCACCGAACCCGGAACGCAAGAAATGGCGTCGGTTGCTTGCCAAACCTACTACATGACGGTACTATGATACCGCGCATGGAACGCCGGACGGCGTACCGATCCCATCGATGGAGCTACCTATATGCTGGAAAGCACCAAGATCCAGCGCCGGCAGTCGGAGATCCGACAGGAGCTTTCCGAGCTGGCGTCGACCGAGCAGCCGAGCAACGATCAGGTCCAGCGTATGAACACGCTGGACCAGGAGTACCGCACGAACGAAAGCCGGCTCCGCGCCGCGCTGGTCTCCGAGGATACCGAGCGCCGGCAGGCGGCCGGCGAGCTGGAAACCCGCAACGGCAGCGAGTGGTCCGACCTGCTGTCGCAGTTCGAGGTCCGGCAGGCCGTCGCCTTCCTGGACGAAGGCCGGCAGATGGACGGCGCGACGGCTGAGGTGGTCCAGGAGCTGCGCAACGGCGGCGGATACAAGGGCGTGCCGCTGCCCTTCCAGGTGCTCGAACAGCGTGCCGGCGAGACCACGGCGAGCGGCGTCCCGGACCCCGTGACGACCCGCCCGATCATCGACCGGCTTTTCCCCGACAGCGTGGCCGGGCGCATGGGCGCGCAGATGGTCAACGTGGGCGTTGGCGAGCTGGAATATCCCGTCACCACGTCCAGCGTGACCGCCGGCTGGGCGGCGTCCGAGACCGGCAGCGTGTCGAGCCCGGCCGCCTACACCACCACGGATCGCCCGCTGAAGCCGGACCAGACGCTGGGTATCCAGATGAAGCTGACCCGCCGGACCATGAAGTCCGCCGCGGGGATCGAACAGGCCGTCCGGCGCGACATGCGCGGCGCGATCGCGCAGGCGATGGACGCGGCCGTGTTCCAGGGCTCCGGTTCGAGCGGCGAGCCGCTGGGCGTCATCTCCGGCGCCGGCACCTACGGGATCACCAGCACGGCCGTTGACGCCGCGGCGACCTGGGGCGCCTTCCGATCGGCCGTGACCACCTTCCTGACCAACAACGCGGCGTCCAGCCCGTCCGCGGTGCGCGTGATGATCCGCCCCGAGGTCTGGGACACGATGGACGGCGCCGTGTTCGACACCGGCTCCGGCATCACGGAGTACGACCGGCTTTCGGATAACGTCGGCACCGTCGCGCTCACCAGCAACGGGCTCGCCGCACCTTCCGGCTCGCCGGCCGCTTCCAATGCCCTGCTGACCACCAGCGTCGGCGGGCAAGCGCCCATCTTCGTCGCGACGTGGGGCGCGGTCGATATGATCCGCGATCCCTACTCCGACGCGGCGAGCGGCGGCGTCCGGCTGACCGGCTTGGTCACGATGGACGTGACGGTCTCCCGCACCGCGCAGCTCCAGGTCCTGACCGGGCTGGAGTAACGCCATGCTGACCGGCGCCGCATACGGGGCGCTCGAGGTCCGGGCCGAAGATGACGGGGGCGTCCGCCTGCGCGGGCGCTTCCCCTACGGCCAGCCGGCGCAGCTCGCCCCTGGCCGGTCCGAGGTCTTTGCACCCGGTAGCCTAGAGCCGCGCGAAAACGTGTTTCTGCTGTCTCAGCACGAGTTCGCGCGTCCGCTGGCGTCGACCGGCGCCGGCACCCTTGAGCTGCGGTCCGACAGTGACGGGCTGCAGTTCGAGGCCCGCCTATCCCCGGACGTGGCGGGCACGTCGCACGGGCGGGACGCGGTTGCGCTCATTCGCTCCGGTCTAGCGGTGGGCTTGTCCCCCGGCTTCCGCGTCCCGGCCGGCGGCGAACGTGTCGAGCGGCGTGGTGACGGGCTACAGCGCACCGTGACGCGCGCCGAGTTGCACGAGCTGTCGATTGTCACCCGGCCCGCGTTCGAGGCCGCGCAGGTGGAGGCCCGGAGCTGGCAGCCGTCCGGCGGCGACAAGCCCGCCATGCCGGCGCAGTGGAGGTGGCGTTGACTGCCGAGACCCTGCAGGAAACCGAAGGCGAGCCGTCCAGCTACCCCACGTTGCCGGGCACCTTCACGGTCGACCTGGCGACGGTCTGGAAGCGCCTCGAGGGCTGGATTGCGCACCGCTGGAATGAGCGCACCGTCACCTGGGTTGTCGCCGGCCCCGGCACCTGGGAACCGCGTCTGCAGCCGGCGACGATCGACACGGCGGAAGCGTGGGACGGCGAGACCTGGGAGACCGTCACCCTGCAGGCCGGGCCGATCGGCTACGAGCTGGACAGCCGGACCTACAAGATCACGGCGACGGTCGGCAGCACCGACAGCCCGCCCGCGATCGTCCAGGAAGCCGGCAAGCGCCTTGCCGAGTTCCTGGACCAAGCCGGAAACGACCCCACGCCCGGCTATTCGAGCGTGTCGGACGGCGACTATTCGTTCGACCGGCCCGCCGGCTGGGCGGCGCGGGCGATGCACCTGTCAGGCGCCGCGGACCTGCTGAGGGCGTACCGATGAGCGCCGGTCTGTTCAAGCCGGGTTACGAGATCTGGCGGTACACGGAAACCGTGGATGATTACGGCAACCCGGTTCAGACGTGGAACAAGCTGGCGGACGTTGAGGGCCGCGCCTATCCGCGTTCCGCGGTCCAGGAGGTGATCGCGGACATTAACGTCGGCGTTGTGAAGTGGATCTTCGCGTGCCCGGCGGACACCGACATCACCGAAGGCGATGAAGTGCGCTTTGACGGCCGCGCGCTCACTGTCGAGGCCCTGAAAGTCACCAGCACCGGGCGCCGATACGAAGCCGAGTGCGGGGAGGTCCGTTCATGAACCTTCGCAAGCTATTCCGCCGCCGATCGGCCGAGACCCGCGCCAGCGGCACCGGCTTCACGGCCGAAGTCATCAACGCCCGTGACAGCTACATCGCCGGCCGCAGCGGCCTTGCCGAGCTGACCGCGACCGCGCAGGGCTGCGTGTCCCTGTGGGAAGGCGGTATGTCGCAGGCGGACGTGACCGGCACCGACCTGCTGACGCCGCAGACGCTGGCGATCGCCGCGCGCGGGCTCGCCCTGCGCGGCGAGGCCGTGTTCCTGATCCGCGACCGCCTGATCCCGGCCGTCGAGTGGACCCTGACCACGCGCAACGGCGTCCCGACCGCCTACCAAGTGACCATCGCGGAAGCCGGCGGCGGGCGGACCTTCACGGCGCTTGCCGGCGAGGTGCTACACCTGCGCGTGGGCGTCGACCCCGCGACCCCTTGGGCGGGCACCGCGCCGCTGCGCCGGGCAAGCCTGACCGCCGGGCTGCTACACGCTGTCGAGACCGCGCTGCAGGAGGTCTATGAGACCGCGCCGCTGGGCTCGCAGGTGGTGCCCTTCCCGGAGAGCCCGGACACCGACCGCGACAAGCTGGCCCGGTCCTTCCGAGGCCAGCGCGGGCGCGTCCTGCTACGCGAGAGCGTGACCACGACCGCGGCCGGCGGGCCGACGCCGCAGACCGACTGGAAGCCGTCTGACCTGTCGCCGGATCTGTCCCGCGCCATGACGGCGGAAACGCAAGAGGCGGCGCGTGCGGCCGTCTGCCATGCCTTCGGCGTGCTGCCCGCGATGCTGGACGGCAAGACGACCGGGACGACCGTGCGAGAGGCGCAGCGACACCTTGCGACCTGGACCCTGCAGCCCGTCGCCGCGCAGCTCGCCGCGGAAGCGACGGAGAAGCTGGGCGCGGCCGTCACGCTGGACACCCTGACCCCGCTGCAGGCGTTCGACGCCGGCGGCCGGGCGCGTGCCCTCAAGGGCGTGGTCGACGCGATGGCGCAGGCCGGCGAGTCCGGGCTGACGGCCGAACAGATCGCCGCGGCGGCGCGGTTCGCTGGCGTCCAGAGCGGAGAGTAAGCCGTGTCGGCGCGCCACAAGCGGCGCGGCGATCGGGCGGCACGACAGGCGAAGGTCCGCGAAGTCGCGGACGTGCTGCGCCAATACACCGCAAGCCCGTTTCAGTTCGAGGCGCCCTGTCGGCACGGGCTGCGCAGTTCGCTATGCCTTAACGGCTGGCCGTGGGAAGCGGCGGACCAGGAGGCGCACAAGCTGGTGCAGGCCGCGCTCGATATGCTGGGCGCCCGCCGGCCGTCCTGGCAGATGGGGCAGCCGGAGTGGGCGCAGGAAGGCGTGCGCACGAACGAACCGCAGCACTGTCACCGCTGCGGCAAGGTGCTACCGGAACACAACGGGCTGCGCCGGTACTGCAGTAGCGTCTGCCTGAGCGCGGCGCGTATCGAACGCGAGTCCCGCGACTACAAGCGGGCGAAGCACGCCCGGCAGAAAGCCTGGGCGGCCGCCTGGTCGGCAAAGCAGCCCGACCGCCGCTGCGAACACTGCGGCGGCAAGTTCAAGCCGAAAGACCCGTCCAAGCCAGATCAGCGGTTCTGCAGCCAGCCGTGCGCCCGGCGGGGCAACGTGAAGCTACGCCAGGAGCGCCGCGGTGCATCTGTCTGACCTTCACGACGACGACGACTGGTGCGACTGGTGCGGCGGCGAGCTGCCCTGGGACGGGCACCACGGCCGGCGCCGTTTCTGCAGCCGGGCGTGCAAGCAACAGGCGGACACCGCCCGGAAGCGACAGCACCGGCACGCCGCGCGCGAAGGCCGCGCGTGCGCTTTCTGCAGCGGGCCGATTCCCACGACGCGCGAGCTGTCCGCGATCTACTGTTGCCGGGCGTGCTGCGAGGCTGCGCGCGCCGATGACAAGTACGAGCGCGCCCGGCAGGCCCGGCAGGCGGCGAAGGGGCGCCGGCCGTGCCAAAAGTGCGGCGAGCCGATTCCCTTGGAGCGCCGCGCGGACGCCCGCTATTGCAGTGAGCGGTGCAAGTGGACCGTCACGAACCGGCGGGCGCGGGCGCGGAAGTGGCGCTATACAGGCTCCACGGCAAGCGCAACGCGCGCAGGGTCTTTGCCCGGCGAGTAGTGATCGACGCCTTTGACCATGTAGGTCTCGTTACCCTCTTTCAGCTCGAGGATAACCCGCTCTCCGACACGCGGAACGGTCTGAAAGTCCACGTCCATAATCCCATCCGCCGGATCGCCTTTGCTAGCTAGGTAGAGTCGTGCGGTTATCGGTGCATTGGTCATGCTTACCCCCTCACATTGAACGGGGCTCGGTAGCACACTTCCGGGGAGCAAAACCACCGCTTACAGGATGATGGATAACCCGTGGGGGACGCGGCAAAAAGCCCGCTAAGTCTCTGATTTTGCCGGGTGAGTGGCGGAGAGGGTGGGATTCGAACCCACGGTGCCCAATTCAGGGCACACCGCCTTAGCAGGGCGGCGCCTTCGACCGCTCGGCCACCTCTCCGCAGATGTCGCGCGTT